GCGATATTTAAATATGATTTAATAAACAATTAACACTTAAGCAATTATATTAATCTATAAAGGACACATCACATTGTAAGTGATTTAACTTTGGATATATATTTGGTGTAGTTAATATTGTTTTAACAATTTATTTAAATATTTGTGTTTTAGAGGCTTGAAACAGCTCGTAAACTTCGTAAATTGTGATAAATTTAAAGTAGTTTTAGTTTTGAAAGTAATTAATATCAACATTAAAATTCGTTTTGGAAATATTCCCTTCCGGTTGTTCGTTTCGCACACAAAGAGACCCTGGTCGTATTTAATAGTGGGGGATTGTTTATACATTTGTGTCTTAAATCAAATGTACGTTGTAGTCAATATTCCTGAGAATGAGATGAAATCAAATGTGCGTGTAAATGTTAAAAATAATAAAAAAAATAAGAAAAATTTCGATGTTAGTGAGAGTTTAGTGCGTGATGAATATGTAAGTAGTATTAAAGATATATTTGTTGGAAAAAGAGTAAATCAGATTTGCAGTAATGTGGATTATGATTATGTATATAGTAAGAAGACGTTTGATTGTAGTTTTGATTTTTCTGAAAATGAACTAGTTTTTGGAAATGATACAGTAGATGGAAAGAATGTGCCCAACTGGCTTAAAACTTTGAAAGTAGAAAAACTTTATGAAGTGCTAATAGCGTTAGAACGTAGTTTTGTAAATAATGTAGATAATAAACGTGAAAACAAAGTTAGTAGGTCGGGAGAGTGTAAACGCAATAAAAATACAAAAAAACATATAAAAATGGATAACGAATTGCGTGAGTTGCATAGGCAACATAAGATAGTTTTAACGGCTCTTCTTAAAAGAGAAGATAATTGTAAAACTCTGGTTCAAAGACACATTATGAGTTTAGTAGGCAAAATGAATGTTGACCTTGTGGCTGAAATTAGTGATAAGAAAGCACCACAAGATTATATTGGTTGTAATATGCCAGAAATTTATGTCGATCATTTAAACAAGAATTCGAAAGTTTGTTACATAACGAATGTACGAAATAAACTTTTTGAGAAAGCTTTGAACACTTCAAGAAATGTAGCATTTACGGCTGGATCATTGAAGAAAAGACTGAGAGAGTTTAGTAAAAATGAATATGACCCAATTTTGTGGAAACATTATTTGGATAAACACATGGAAAATGTTAATACTTTTTCTGATTTTATGTCAGGTAATTATTCAATGTGGTGGAAAAATTTTGTTCCGGTGGAATGGTTTTATGTAGACACTGAAGATTGGAATAAATTCTTTCTAGTTATGAAACAAAGAATTGAAAATCTAAGAGAGAGAATATTTAGTTATGCTCATAGATATTATTTAATTTCCAAGTTACCAAATTATAGGAAACAGATTATTTTCCAAATGCGCAAAGACAATTTTAAACGCATTATGTCAACGCCTCGAGTACAAGCTATGTTTTTAGCAAATATTCCCAAATGTGACATTGAAAGAAAAGTCTATGAAGAATGTACAAACATCATAAACGTTGAGATAGATAAACAGTTGATTGTTGGAGATAAGCAACAAAGTTTTGAAAACTTCAGAGTAGAGAATTATTATAGTGAAGATGAAGAAATTGAAGTTATAGAAACAAAAGTTGTAGAAAAACCTGTAAGAATCAAAAGGAGAAAAGTAGAACATAAGTTTACTAAACCCAAAATAGTTGACTATTTTCCAAATTCCAATAATCCGTTTGATTGTTCATGGTTTACTGACAGAATAGAGTTTAATGCTCGTCATTTTGTAAATGATTATCCAGGCTTGGAAGTACAACAATTTTACAAATGTGAAAGTTTCGAAAGTTTTTTACTTAAAAGGATTTACATTTGTGAAGAGAAATTTCTTAGTTCTAGGTATGATGAGAAACTCAAAATGCTTAGAAGTAAACCATTAAATTTTGAAAAATTTTTTATAAGAAGACGATTTGTTTGTGAAAGTAAACCAATTATTGATGAAAAGACTGAATGGTTTAGAGGTAAACCTTATGAACATGCTTTAACTTCACTTTTGAGGTTCGCATGTATAACTCTCATTTATAGATTTGCAATTCGTGCATACATTAATCACATAGGTCCTTTTTTTATGAGAGTTGGAGAAAATGTTGGCAGAATTATTTACCTGTGTCAATATACTAATTGGGCACAAGACAGAGTTCAAGATGCTAAGCAAGATTTTAATGAACTTTGGGGTTCTATTAAAAACTTTGAAGTGACTACGGAATCAAGATTGTTGTTGTTAGAAGTCAAAACCATGTTTCATTTAGTTTATGCTTTGCGCAAAAAAGATTACAATAATGCAATTGCATGGTCATCAAATTTGCTTGTGTCTAGATTTAATGATTTGCCTCAAATGTTAACACTTGTGCAAAATAACCAGGAAGCAGTAACCACTATGTTTGTAGCTACTACCGCATATATGTTTTTTGATAGATATAAAATGCCCATAGATGTATACAATCACATGTGTCGTTTGTACGATCGTGGTGAAGAAGTGACTGAATTTTGTGCTGATAATAGTGAAGAAGACATACAGTTAGAATCTGGTACATTTTCAACCGTTTTGCGACCCTTAATAAGCATGTTTGTTGGAGATAAAATCAAAGATTTGAGTGCTTTTCAAGTGCGAGATTTGAATCAACAATGGCAATTAAGCAACCACATGTCCCGCAATATAGAAAATCTTGTTGATAGTTCACAGGTTTTAGTTTCTTTTTTATTGCGACTACTGTTTGGTTTTGATATTACTGATATTGTTCAACAAAAATATGTCACACAACTTATGATAGTAATGACGAAATTCAAAGAAATAAAATTTCAACATGTTGAAATTAAAGCAGATAAAAGACGCATGCTCGAAATCATGGTATTATATGAGGAAGCTACGGAGTTGAAGAGAAATCCTCGATTTCAAACTGTTACCTCATATATAACAACTTTTTTTGATAAGTTGTATTTTGAGTTTGCTAGTTTTGCAAAAGAATGCAGTGATTTGATTCGTGGTGCGAATGTTAGAGCAGAACCCATTTGTATTATGTTTACAGGACCACCCTCAGTTGGTAAAACAGCCACATGTAACTTCTTAATGCAAGCCATGAGTTGGGGTATTTATGGAAAGAAATATGATTCAACAATGACTTACACATTAAATAAGCGAAATGATTTTTGGGAAGGGTACAATTCGAATAAATTTGTTTTAATAGATGATATTTTTTCCAGTACTGATCCTGATCATAGGCGTATGGAAGCTGAAGCTTTGATAGGAATGGTTAACACTGCACCTTTTAATTTGCCTATGGCATTTGAAAATAAGGGTTCTATGTTTTTTGATTCTGATTTTATTTTTTGTTCTACCAATATTGCAAATGATGGTATTAACAATTGTAAATTAGAAATAGGAGTTACAGATCCTAGAGCAGTGCGTAGAAGATACCATTGGATAGTACATAAAACTACAGCTTATGATGGAAGCGATTTGTCTAAAATGAAATTTCGAGTTGATCAAGCTCCAAAAGGATTTGATTTAGGTGAAATAGATGGTTTAAGTTTATGTAAAAATCTTATGAATATGCATAAAAACAAACGTGTACCTGAAATTATGGAATATGATGAGTTTCTCCGTTTATTTGGTACGGAATTTGTAGCCAATTCACAAGATGAAGGTTTGATTTTGGATGATGACGAAAATGGTAATGTTTATTTGGAAACCAAAGAACAACCTGTTTATGATGAGTCTGATATTAAATTCCAAATGAATAATACTGAAACTATGAGACAAACATTTAGTAAAATGTGTGATGCTGAAATTCCGCATTCATTTATTGGGGCTTATTATTCATTATTTATCAAAGAAACTAATGTCGTGTTCGCTTCTGTAGAAGTAGCCGTAAAAGTTTTTGGTTTTTTATTAGGTTTGTACGGAGTAGTAAAACTGTACGAATATTGCAAAGAACCCGGTGAATTGGAAATAGAATCTCATGTTAAACGATATCCAAACAATTCTGGGAAAACTTTTGGTAACACTAATAAACAACGTCAAAAAACCGCGAAGTTACGAACATTTAAACGATTCCGGGAGGTTAAACATAAACCCAAATGGAATATGGTAACACAAAGTAATGACATGAATTTTGAGCGAGCTTCAATGAAAGCAGCACGAGGTACAGTTTTTTTGTATTGTGCTGCTTTGAGTGGAGGAACTCCTATTTACCGTGAAACTTGTGTGGGATTTCATGTAAGAGACGGTATAATTTGTACTGTTGCACACTGTATTTTAAAATTTGCAGAATATGAGCATGTTGAATTATACATGAAATATGATGGAAAAATAACACAGTTAGATATTGATGAATGTCTTGTCATTGATGGAGAAGATTTATGTTTACTTAAAATGCCAGACAATTCCAATAGACCACCATCTATGTATAAGTATTTTGCTAGTTGTGAAGAAAAATACAACTACTACACAGGAATGCAGATGATGATGGTGTCTTGCACTGATGGAGGAACACCAATATTTAGATCAGTTACTAAAGTTAGTGGACCTGATGAGTGTGAATATTCACTTTGCGGTGAACAGATAATTGTTAATGACCCTATCACGTATTCTGCAGCAAGTAGTCCAGGAGATTCTGGTTCTATGCTTTTTATGCCTGGTTTGCAGGGACAACCCATTCTTATTGGTATGCATTTGGGATATCAAGAAACATTTTGCAGTGTATATCGTATAGCCTTACCTTTATGGAAAGAATACTATGACGATATATGTAAACCATTTTATGAAGAAGTAAAGAAGAAAAGTAGTTTGCCAACAACTGAATTTAAAACTGAGTCTCGTGAGTTTCCCCACGCAGTTTCTTATGAAGTTGATATTGATAAAGCATTCTTTCATCCCAAAAAATCTAAAATTCGTCGTAGTAAATTGTATGGAGTTTTCGGACCACCTACTTTTATTCCAACTCATTTAGATATTTTCAAAAATAAAGAAGGAATTGATGTCGATCCTGCAATGATAGGTCTTTTGAAATTTAAACAAGTGAATTTTGAGACAACCATACCAAGTAGAGTCATAGATTATTTATTTAATTTATATCCTCGTATACGAGATGCTTCTTTATTTAATTATGATGAAGTGGTGAATGGGAGAATAAATAGTGGAGTAGTTTCCATTAAAGCTAGTACATCACCTGGTTATCCATATTGTCTTACATCAAAGAAAGGGAAAAGTGAGTTTGTGCAATTTAACGGAGACAAATTTGAAGTTAAACCAGAATTTATAGAAGAAGTTAAGGTTAAAGAAAACAGTCTTGTTAAAGGAGAACAAATTGAAGTTATTTGGGCTGACGTACTTAAGGATGAAACTCGTCCTATAGAAAAAGTTGAAAAAGGTAAAACTCGAGTATTTTCTACTTGTCCCCTTGATTATTTATTTTTAGTGAGACGATATTTTGGCTCTTTTGTTGGCGAAATTCAAAAACATAGTGTAGACAAACCCGTAGCAGTCGGTATAAACGTACATTCCAATGATTGGACGAGATTGTATCACAGGTTAGCTAGTAAAGGTCAGTCTATTATTGCTGGTGATTTTGAATCTTATGATACAACTTTGTGTCAAGCTTTCGGAAAATTCTTTGTAAATTTTGTTAATAATTGGTATGATGACGGACCAATAAATGCTCGAGTTAGAGAGCTTTTATTTGAACATGTTTATAATGCTGTACATATTTTTGGAAACAAAGTTTACAAATTGCAAATGGGGAATCCTTCAGGAAACCCTTTAACGGCGATTTATAACTCTTTTTGCAACATAATTGCAACTTACTTAATTTTGGTCGAAGATTTAAATTTTAGGGAGAATGAATTTGAAATGACGGTTTATGGTGATGATAATGTGATTGCATTAAAAAGACCAGACCTACGTTGTAGTGATTTGGCACCATATTATTTGAAACGTTTTGGTTTAAAATACACCCATTTTTCAAAAGATGAAGTTGAACCATATGATACGTTAGAAACTATACGGTACTTAGGCCGCCAATTTGTTGTACAGACTAGTATACATAGGGCTCCTTTGGAATTAAGAGTAGTTTTAGAAATGGTGTATTGGATTCGAGGTTCAACGGGAACTCTCGAAAAATTTTTAAGCACAGTTGAAGCTTTCATGATAGAAATGTCACATTTCCCTCAGAATATTTTTGATGAATATCAAAATGTTATTATAGGTAAAATTAAAGATTTGTATTATGAAGCGTATTTAACAGTGGTTAAAAACAGGAGAACTTATTGGTATTATTTTGAAGGAATGTATGATCCAAATAAGTTCGTTAAATTTACGTGGTTTGAAAGTAATAATCACACAACTTCATTGGAATTCTTTGGTGATAAGAATTCTAGTGATTTTAAAAAAGAATATCACCTAGTAAAGTCAACTATACGATTAGAATCGTCAAATGGTCCTTCGAAAGAAGTAAAATTATTATGTAGAAATAAACCTGTCGAATTTGAAGTTAAATCTAATGATGTTGAAGAACGTCAAGCAAACGATGTGGAGGACACACAAATCAGTAGAATTGGAGCATTTGCTGATGTTTCAGTTGTTGAACATACAACGGTTACAAATAATCTAATGAGTATGTTACAATCTCCTCTTAATTTTGAAGAGTATTCACTTGATCAGATTTTAGAAAGAACTTATGAAGTTGGTTCGTTCAACTGGACTGAATCATTAGCAGTTGGAGCTCTTCTTACGGAAAAGAAATTTCCTGCAGCATTGTTTGAACAACCTTTTATACAGCAAAAAATGGCTGGATATAAGTATTTTAAAGCAAAATTGCGTCTTTCATTTAGAGTTTCCAGTAGTAAGTATTTATATGGAAAGTTAATTGCTTCAGTTGATCCTTA